TGCCACGAGGGGCAACTGGCAAAATCCAGTTGACGCCCCTCTTTTTTATTGCTATAATGATTGGAGGAATGGACTAACTATGAGCATAAAACTAGCACTATTGAAATCTGGTGAAACCCTGATTTCTGATATTAAAGAAATGGTCTATGAACGACCTGATGGAGAGAAAGAAGTGTACGGTTATTTGTTTGCCGAACCAAAGAAAGTAGATCTAAGTTCTCCTGTTTTTCTTTCGGAAGAAACCTCTCAAGAATCCTCAGTTCAAGTGTCTCTATCTTCTTGGTGTCTGATTTCGAAAGATAAAGAGTTTGCAATTCCTAAAGATTGGATTGTAACTTTTATGGAACCAGTTGATCGTCTGGTTAAGATGTATGAGGAGTATACAAATGATTAAATGTTTACTCTTGAAAACTGGCACAACACTCATCACCGAAATCAATGAAGTCGGTGGTGATGTTGGAGAACCAGACTGTCAACTTATTAATCCATTTGAGATTGTGAGTGATGGATCTTTAGTACGTTGGCCAACGGTTACTGATCAGAGATCAATGAAAATTCACTCTGATAGTATATTGACTATTGTAGAGCCGACTCAATATATCCTTGCAAAATATAAGGAGTTTGTTTGATGCGTGTATTGAGTATTGATTTGGACTACATTATGGGTCCAGTAATTGAGTTGTATCAGGGATTGCGTTGGGATGATAATCCTGCAATCCGATGGAAAATGCTTTATGAGACTTCTGATTTTAGAGATTCTCATCTTTACATTGATCAATCTGCATTAATGTATTGTTATACAACATTTCTAAAAGCACTCAAAAGCAATCCAACAGTCACATTTGGATATGAGCATGATTCCATTTTGTATGGAATTCCAGAAGGTGAAAAGGTTGATATTGTTAATATTGATCATCATGATGATATTTTTCACGTATCTGGATTTGATGAGTATGCTCAGGGATTTGATATTCTGAGAATGGAATATGAAGCAATTTGTAATGATAATTATGTAAATGAGGGCAACTGGGGTGCTTGGCTTTTCTCAAAAGATCAACTAAACTCTTTTCATTGGATTCGCAATGAAACAAGTAGAAATGTTGATCGGACTGAATTTACCCGTGAGTTGATGGGTGATGTATACAAAACATATCTCATGAATCAGTATGAATTTAAGAGTTATGATTTTGACCATGTTTTTATTTGCCTTTCTCCTCAGTATATTCCAAAAATTCATTGGCACTACTTTACAATGTTCATAATTGCATATGAGCAGTTTACTGGTAAAGAAGTAAATCTGATTACAGATAAGAAATTTGAAAACGAATTCCGTAACGGAGCAGCAACCAAACATAATGAGATTCTATACAAACGTTCAAATGGTCGGTGACAACTTCCTCGTGCGGGGTTATGAAGATGGTAAACACTTCATGACCCGCGAGAAGTTTAATCCCACTCTTTTTGTCAACTCAAAAAAGAAGACAAATTACAAAACACTAAACGGAGAGTATGTTGAATCTGTAAAACCTGGTGGTGTTCGTGACTGTAGAGAGTTCATCAAAAAGTATGAGGGCGTAGATGGATTTAAGATTTACGGCAACGAGCGTTTCATCTATCAGTATATCTCTGAGATCTATAAAGAAGATGAAATCAAGTTTGATATTAATAAGGTCAAACTGACCACAATCGATATTGAGGTTGCCTCTGAAAATGGATTTCCTGATGTAGAATCTGCTGCAGAAGAAGTTCTCCTGATTACGATTCAGGATTACTCAACCAAAGAAATTATTACTTGGGGGCAAGGTCCATTCAAACTCAACCAAAGTAATCACTATTACAAGCAGTTCAACAACGAGTATGATCTTCTGAATGATTTTATCAACTGGTGGATGATTGAAGAGAATACTCCAGAAGTTGTGACTGGTTGGAATAGCAAGTTATATGATATTCCATATCTTGTTCGTCGTATTGATCGAATTCTAGGTGAGAAGTTGATGAAGCGACTTTCTCCCTGGGGTTTGATTACTGAGATCGAAACTTATATCACAGGCAGAAAGCACATCTCCTATGATATTGGGGGAATCTCCCAGTTGGACTATCTTGATCTGTATAAGAAGTTTACTTATACGAACCAAGAATCATATCGATTGGATCACATTGCCAATGTAGAGTTGGGGCAGAAAAAACTGGACCACTCTGAGTTTGATACGTTTAAAGACTTCTATACAAAAGGTTGGCAAAAGTTCGTTGAATATAACATTGTTGACGTGGAACTTGTTGACCGTTTGGAAGACAAGATGAAACTCATTGAACTTGCTCTTACTATGGCATATGATGCCAAGGTGAATTATGAGGATGTATTTTATCAAGTTCGTATGTGGGACACAATCATCTACAACTACCTGAAAAAAAGAAACATTGTGATCCCCCCCAAAGAGCGTTCTGATAAGGATTCCAAGTATGCTGGTGCTTATGTTAAAGAACCCATTCCTGGTAAGTATGATTGGGTTGTGAGTTTTGACCTTAACTCACTATATCCTCACCTGATTATGCAATACAACATATCACCAGAAACTCTTCTGGATGAGAGGCACCCTTCTGCAACAGTAGATAAAATTCTCAATCAAGATCTTACTTTTGAGTTGTATAAGGACTATGCCGTTTGTGCTAATGGTGCTATGTTCCGTAAAGATGTACGTGGATTTCTTCCAGAACTGATGGAAAAAATCTATAAGGATCGAACTGTCTACAAAAAGAAAATGCTTGCTGCTAAACAAGAATATGAAAAGAAAAAGACTAAGGAATTAGAAAAAGAGATTTCTCGTTGTAATAACATTCAGATGGCGAGGAAGATTCAACTCAACTCTGCCTATGGTGCTATTGGTAATCAATATTTTAGGTACTATAAACTTGCAAACGCAGAAGCAATTACACTCTCTGGACAAGTCTCTATCCGTTGGATTGAGAACAAAATGAATCAGTATCTAAATAATCTTTTAAAAACTGAGGAAGTCGATTATGTCATTGCATCTGACACTGACTCAATCTATCTTAATATGGGACCTCTTGTTACTAAATTTTTTAGTAATAAGTCTGGCGATAAAACAGCAATTGTGGGGATACTTGACAAGATCTGTCAAGAAAAATTGGAACCATTCATCGAGTCCAGTTATCAGGAACTTGCGAATTACGTTTCGGCATATGAACAAAAGATGCAAATGAAGCGTGAGAATATCGCTGAGCGTGGTATTTGGACTGCGAAGAAGCGTTACATTTTGAATGTTTGGGACAGTGAGGGTGTTCGTTATGAAGAACCTAAACTGAAGATAATGGGTATTGAGGCAGTTAAGTCTTCTACTCCTGCTCCTTGCCGAAAAATGATTAAGGATGGTCTTAAATTAATGATGAATGGTACTGAAGAAGATGTAATTGACTTTATTGATAAGTGTCGCGCAGAATTTAAGTCCCTTCCTCCAGAAGATATTGCTTTTCCAAGAACTGCTTCTGATGTAAGAAAATATCACTCTTCATCAGACATCTATGCACATAAAACTCCTATTCATATTCGTGGAGCATTGCTATTCAATCATTATATAAAGGAGAAAAAACTTACCAATAAATATTCACTTATTGGCAATGGAGAAAAGATTAAGTTTCTCTATTTGAAAAAACCCAACATCATTCAGGAGAATATTATCTCCTTTATTCAAGACTTTCCTAGAGAACTTGGTCTTGACAAATACATCGACTATGACCTACAATTTGAAAAGAGTTTTGTCGAACCACTCAAAGCAATCTTGGATGCAATTGGTTGGAATGTAGAAAAAACTGTAAACCTTGAACTATTTTTTACCTGATGGATCTTCCTATTGACGATAAAGAACTTGCTACTATTATTAATGCAATGTCTCTTGGTGGTGATACTGCTTTGTATCAAAAACTCAAACTGGTAAAGGAATTGCGTGAGCAAGACCTGCCTTATAAAAAAATTCTTCGTGAACAATATGGGATGGCGGCTTAATGGACTTTTTGAAAGATATTGTAAAAGAGATTGGAGATGACTATACCAAACTTGCAGCAGACATAGACGAGACTGAAACTTATGTGGACACAGGTTCGTACATTTTTAACGCACTGGTTTCAGGTAGCATATTTGGTGGTGTATCTGGGAATAAGATTACTGCTATTGCTGGAGAGTCTTCTACTGGAAAGACTTTCTTCTCTCTCGCTGTGGTCAAGAATTTTCTTGATTCCAATCCTGATGGTTACTGCCTCTATTTTGACACTGAGGCTGCTATTAACAAGTCACTTCTAGAGTCTCGTGGCATTGATCTGACTCGTTTGGTAGTCGTCAATGTTGTCACCATTGAAGATTTTCGTGGTAAAGCGTTAAAGGCTGTTGACCTATACTTAAAAAAACCTGAAGCCGAACGCAAACCCTGCATGTTTGTGTTAGACTCTCTAGGTATGCTTTCCACTGAGAAGGAGATCACCGACGCACTCAACGACAAACAAGTTCGTGACATGACCAAATCTCAATTGGTCAAAGGTGCATTTCGTATGATCACTCTCAAGTTGGGTCAAGCGAACATCCCCATGATCGTTACCAATCACACTTATGATGTCATCGGAGCTTATGTACCAACTAAGGAAATGGGAGGAGGTAGTGGACTCAAGTACGCTGCTTCTACAATCATTCATCTCTCAAAGAAAAAAGAGAAAGATGGAACAGAAATCGTTGGAAACATTATCAAAGCTAAGACTGCTAAATCTCGTCTAAGTAAGGAGAACAAAGATGTGGAAGTGCGTCTCTATTACGATGAGCGTGGCCTTGATCGTTATTATGGTCTTCTTGAACTCGGTGAGATTGGCGGTCTCTGGAAAAACGTCGCTGGACGTTACGAAATTGATGGAAAGAAAATCTACGGAAAACAAATCCTCGCAAATCCCGAGGAATATTTCACTCCAGAAGTAATGCAGGCCTTAGATGAGATTGCACAGAAAGAGTTTTGTTATGGATGATTTCATCAAGGTCTATGAAAATGTCCTTGATGAAAAAACATGTGAAATTTTGATTCACATGTTTGATGTTAGTGGGTACAAAGAAATTGTTAATAACAAAGGTACTCCTAACTTCACACAACTGAATATCAATCAGAAACACCCAGAGAGTGTTCAACAACTTTCTTTGGTTACAAAGAACGTATTGGATCTTTACAAAAAAGAGTTCTCGGATTACACTAGATGGTATCCCCAGAGACTCTTTTTGGAAGAGTTTCGTATCAAGAAATATCATTCCAGAAGTCATGATCGTTTTGACATTCATGTTGATGTTGAAGATCATGCATCTGCAAGAAGGTACTTGGCTTTCTTGTATTATCTGAATGATGACTTTACTGGTGGGGAAACTGAATTTCCTCACCACAATAAAAAGATTGTTCCCAAAAGAGGATCAGTCATGGTGTTTCCTCCGACGTGGCAGTATCCTCATGCAGGATTACGTGTTAATAAAGGAGTCAAGTATATTATGTCCACTTATTGTCACTATTACTAATGGAAAGGGTTGAAACTACTATTCTCAGGAGTCTCGCATTTAATGAAGAATACTCTAGAAAGGTTCTACCTTTTATTAGAACTGAATACTTTACTGACTACACTGAGAAAGTAGTTTTTGAGGAAATCTGTAAGTTTATCTTTAATTACAACAAACTTCCCACACAGGAAATTCTCCGTGTGGAAGTAGATAACCGTACCGATCTAAATGAGAATAGTTATAAGGAAGTAACTGAGTATGTTTCTAAACTAGATGATTCTGCTCTAGATACTCAGTGGTTAACCGATACTACTGAGAAGTGGTGTCGTGACAAAGCCATTTACCTTGCATTGATGGAGTCTATCTCTATCGTTGATGGTAATGATCAGAAGAAGACTAAGGATGCGATTCCATCCATCCTTTCAGATGCACTTGCAGTTAGTTTTGATTCCAACGTAGGTCACGATTATCTTCATGACTATGAAGAACGATACAACTTCTACCATCAACGTGAGGAAAAGATTCCTTTCGACCTGGAATTCTTCAACAAGATTACAAAGGGCGGACTTCCTAATAAAACTCTCAACATTGCTCTTGCAGGCACTGGTGTTGGTAAGTCTCTATTCATGTGTCATGTTGCTTCTGGTTGTTTGTTACAGGGTAAGAATGTCTTGTACATTACGATGGAGATGGCTGAAGAAAGAATTGCGGAACGTATTGACGCAAATCTTTTGAATGTGAATATCCAAGAGATTCAGAGTCTTCCCAAGAATATGTTTGAAACAAAAGTTACCAATCTTTCGAAGAAGACTCAGGGATCTCTTATAATTAAAGAGTACCCTACTGCGAGTGCTCATAGTGGACACTTTAAGTCACTTCTTAACGAACTTGCACTTAAGAAATCATTTAAACCTGATATTATTTTCATTGATTACCTTAATATATGTGCTTCCTCACGGTATCGCGGTAACCTTTCTGTCAATTCATACAGCTATATTAAAGCGATTGCAGAGGAGTTACGAGGGTTGGCTGTTGAAGCAAACGTCCCTATCGTATCTGCCACGCAGACCACTCGCTCTGGTTATGGTAGCAGTGATGTTGACCTTACTGACACTAGTG